GGCTGTGGCGGATCAAATCCAAGAGCATATTGAATAACTTGACCTGGTTCGGTTGTAATAGCTCTAGGTTCAACAGCACCTTTTTGAGCCACTAACTGTGGCTTACTCATTCTATTCTTTGATTCAATTAATTGACTACGTGATCGATTAAGTTCCTTTTGTAACGGGATCAAGTCTTCAATAATAGATGCAGTATAAAATTTTCCTGTAGGAATAGAATCTAGTTTAGCAATAGGATACTGCCCATGATCGTAAGGCCAGCTATCCATACCTTGTACTAATTTATTAGCAGCAACAGTAAACATACCACCATTAGGTAATTCAGGAAGATAACCTGGCTTAACCCAAATTTCAAGAATAATAGATTGATCTTTTTTACTGTTATTGCGACTAACACCCATTACAGTCTGCAAACCTTCATCTACAGACTCTAATTTATTACTATCTCCATCAATTCCTAAATTCTGTCTAATCCACGAATTATTTCTAACTTGTGCATGAATAATATAAGGTTGATCTTCAATCTCAGAACACATTAAATCTGGAACAAAAATGTGAAAAGGAGTCACACTATGAATGCAGATATCTCCAGGCATATCTGAATCTGGATCAATCTTGGTAGAATCCCAGTATGTTTTAATAAATCCCGTACCTGCTACTGCTTGCCAAAAAACCGCATCTCTTAATGTTTTATTAAATTTCAATCTTCGCCACAGGGAATCCCAAATCTGCTCTCCTGCTTGCGCAGCAAATACATCAGCATCTTCGGTTGAAGAGGGCACTACAAATGCATTGGGCTTCTGAGCTGTCAAACGAGCAATTTCTTTACGGATGGTTCGACGAATTTGATTGATTACAATTCTAACCTTATAGTAGGGAGCATTGGGAACATAAAGATCAAAAGGTCCTCCACTTTGAGTCTGTCTAAATTGCACATACTGATTACCAGACAAGAAAGCATAATTTAAATACCATTGCCGTTCCTGCATGGTTCTATCATTTTGACACTGATGAAACCATTGCATTCCGATAGCAGCTAATCTTTCACGCTGCTTATCCGCATCTCTACTTTCTTCTGTAAAGAACCCTGTACTAGTCAAACCCATAGGATTGTCAGGATATGTCATTGTAACCCTGCACTAAAACCAAAATCAGTCATAGAATACTGTTTAATCTCTTCATCAGTCAATACGCGTATATGATTAGGATTAGTATCTAATTTTTCAAGTCGTTCAGCTTCCGTTTCATCATCCCGAGAAATATACTCAGAATCAGGAATCGGATTCGAGGAGGCTTGCAAGGCTAGGAAGGTTTTCAGATCCGGAGCTTGAAGTCGGTTTAGTAGCTCGCTGATGTGTTTTTGTTGCTTCTCTGTTAACTCTAGTAGATCCTTCGTCATTGGGTTTTGTCGTGTCAGTGCCCACATCAGCGCTAGCACTAACGCCAGAATTACTCCTAAGAGAATATAAATTAGCATAATACTTTTCAAACTCCTCAAAGAGTCTTACCGTATTGTTGTGTAAATCTACCCCCTGCTCTCGCAGAATTTGAATTGAGATAATCTCAGCTAGCGCATTCTGTAATTTGGTCTGTAATTCTTCAAACAATCCCATATTAAGAGCAATATCTTTTAAGCAAATGCCACAAATAAAAACGATTCCATACCAATCAACTTCTAAACCAAAATCAATATACTTTCGTCCATCATTCTTAGCTGATCCGCAGTTGGCGCATTTCCCAGGCTTTAAATCTGGAACAGCTAAAATGCGATATTTACTCATTCGTAACATCTCCAAATAATCAGGATCATACTCCGTTGGCAATCTGCCATACTTCTGGACAAACATGTCAAAGATACTAGTATCTTTCACGGAATTTCTCCAAAAGCTAAATCTGATCTATTTGATTGATAAAATCCTGCATCCACTTCCCAAGGGAAGTCTTTTCTATTAATTAATGTCTGACTTATACCCTGGGTGATTCCCTTATCTTCGGGACCAAGATAAGGCATTAAATTAAAGAAATAACCACATCCATCCATAGCATGGTCATTCTTCTTATTAGGTTCTTCTCTAACATTATTTCGATCAGCAATTTTTGGTGAATTGTAGATTTTAAAAGCATAACCTTTAGCTTCTTTAATAGTGTTGATACAATCCTCAGTTATATGCCACATATCATATTTTAAGTATTCATTCATTTTATTAATACGAGCAGTGACATCCTTCTTACCTTGCATAAGAGGAATGCCTAAACGCCTATACTCAGATAGAGCAGAAGTCCCAGTAATCGCATTTTTCTGACTCATTGAAGGATCACCAATATAGAGCTGTGGCTCTCTTCCAATCTCTGCATTAATCTGCTTGATTCTATTTACATGTTGACTAATAACCCATTTGTTTTTATAGTGTTCTCTAAAAGTAACTACTTGTTTCTTAGGTGACACTGCATGCCAATTAATAGCGGTAGGAGCATTATATCCGTGATCAATAGACACATAAATAGTCCATGATTCTGGAATAAGATTACCTCTAGCAATAACGTGTCTTTTAATATCAAATTCCTTGAGTACCAATCCGCCCTTGGGTACAAAAATACCTTGACGACGGACTTTCTTTTCATCCTCGTCAAGGTCATCATCAAGTAACTCAAGAGCTATTTTATTCAGATGTGGATTATCTTTAATGTCAACTTCGAACATGTCAACATTCTTTGCTGCTGTTGCAATATACCTATCAAAAATCCAATCTTGACCATCAACAGGAGTCATGGTCATGTACCAAACACCGTTGTAGTCAATTAGGCGCAAACGGCATTCATTAAAGATTGCTTGGGGAGGCTCCTCATCAAACCAGCACCAGTGTAATGGAACACCTGCAAAAGACTCAACTTCTTGTTGATGCGTCTTTAGTTCAATTGTAGAACCATTACGTAATGTTACTAACTTATCATTTCTGCTATAGCTATCTTCCCAAGATCCGTTCTTTAGTTCACTTGGAGGAATCCACTGCTTTAGTAAAGGAATAATAATCTGATTAATACCTGCTTCTCTATCAACAGTTACAATTCTACCTCTAGTAGGAACCTCATGTGTGTTTAAAAACGGATGTCTACCTGTAGCTCTCCAAACGCTTTCTACTGTACCGGCAACAGATTTCCCAGAACGGTTACCACCTCTAAGAATTCTGCCAACCTTAGTAGTTTTGTGAAAACTTTCATGTACGGAAGAATTAGGAATGTAACTAAGTACGTTGGGCTTCTTAGCAGCCACAGAGAGGGAACTTGCTAGTTGCTCAAGAAAATCATTCATTACTAAGTACCAAGACCTAGCGCTCTCAGTGCATCAATAACAGATTGCATTTGAGCTTGAGAATAAGTAGCATTAGCAGTTGTAGGAAAGGCAGGATTAATACCCTTTCCTATCTTCTTAGAATTTTTTCCATTATGATTATGATCGCCCGGACTACTCTGATTATGCTGAATACCCAATGTGTGATGTTGAGAAGTGACTGCACCATCAACATCAGAATTTGAATGAAATTTATTAACTTCAGCTGAAGAAGGTGTCGGCTGAGTCATTTAAGGAACTCTCTGTACTCGTGCATTCCAAGAAACGCCATCATTAATTGCCCACGTAATATATCCTGCGCTTCTTAATTCTCTGTTAGCTGAGCCTGAATTCATCCGAATCCCAAACTGTAGTTTATTTAATCCACGTAAATGAACAGTAAGAGGTAGCCTGCCTGCGTTTGAATCTGCATCAAATGTAGTTCCAGTACCTACGATAGGAGAAAAATCAAATCCACTACTTGCGCCCAATGTATTATTTACAGTAAAAGGAAGAGCTAACGTATAAATACCTGAACCTACATCAATGCCGGCGGTTCCATAGCGAAACTCACCCCACATATAGATCTGATCAAAAATCCTATAAAAGAAACCACGATTAAATCCTCCTGTACCTAATACAGGATTACCTGTGGTTCCTTCTAAAATAGGAGTAAAAGTCTGTAATGGATGTGACGTTAAACAAGGTCCAGCATATGCATCAATAGTATCACAATTTACTGCATTCTGTCCCGGGAAATCCTTTATAAAATTTGACCCGGAAGGTGTAATCAATGAGATAGTCATCATGCATCCGATGTAGGATAGATACAGTATCCAGATAATCTATCATTTTGAGCCACAGCGAAGGGAGTATTGTCTCTCCAGAAGTTACCATCATGCTTTCTGAAAACCAGCAAATTTGTACTTGGCTGATAAAGAACTACAAGATTAGAACTCGTTGCAACCGCATCGTTATCGTGTAAATAAGCCTTACCTACAGCCATGGTATCATTAATAGTTCCAAACTCAGTAGGCACTGTGGCAGGTACAGCTATTCGATATAAACCAGAACCTGCTGCAAATCCTGCACCACCTGTAAAAATTTGAAAGTAAGCTAACACCATTCTAGGAAAAAGTCTAATAAATTTACCTGATACACTACCTCCAGATCCTAAAGTAGGATTGGTAGTGTCTGCTGTCCAAGTAGGAGTCCAGGTATGAGTATTAGTATGTCTAAAAAGAGTATCTATTTTGTCACAGTTAACACCATTCTGCACTGCCCATCCATCTGATGGAGGTGTAACAACTGCTTTAATAGACTCATCTGTATCTGGCTTAATTAATCCTAAATTAGTTGTTGTTGTCGTTCCCAAATTGCACCTCCTTTAAATACTCTTCTACTTCTAGAGAAATCTGTTCTTCCCGACATAGAGGACAATATTTATTAGCATCTTTATGATATCCATCTACATGATCTGCTTTCAGGATCGTTATAATAAACGGCTCTTCTTCCATCATAACTTCTTATACAGAAAGTTAATAATAAACCTATCATCAGCAGCCACAGTGATAGGCATTGCATCTCTTACAAATCTAGACGTCTTAGCAGGTGATGTAAAAGCTTCTGTTAGCATTCTAGCA